TAAAAAGGTGAAAGATATGGGGAAAATGATCGGGGGTAGGCGGGGGTGGGCGAAAAAGTTTGAATTTATTTTTGAGAGAAAAGTAGGGGAGGAGGGGGCAACGCCTAATCCCTATATTTATAATGTACTTTTTTTCAGCGGTACCCTTTATATAGAGGTACCCTTATAGATATTAGTTCCTAATATCTAGGGTTAGGTATAAGGTAAATAACAAGCTTGTGTCACATTTTTGTAAAATCACTATTTTTCATGTAACTATATTGATTGTACAATATTAACGTTAATTAAAAAAACAAATCATGCCAAATTTTCCAAAAAAAGGAGATGCTGCGTCTATCGTAGGCGCGAAACCGGCAGTCCTTTACAAAGCAAAGAAAAACATGTTCTCTGTTCCTACGAACTACGGAACAGCTTCTAAACCTTTATACAAGAAAGAAGCAACTAGTTCTCCTATACTAAGAACAACAGAGATCACATCAACACAGACACAGGCCGCGCCTACAGTTCACGGCGACGGAAAAACATACTCAGGAACTTTATACTCATATTACACAGATCAAGGAATAGATATGCCTTCATGGCAAGAGAGAGGTACTACGTACGAACAACTTAATTTAGGTAATAAAGAAGACTATAAAGGAACATCAACGCAAAACAAAGCTATGTATGACGCGTTGACAACCGATACACATAAAGTAGTAAAAGATAAACATGGTAATATTAAAAATGTATCAACATCTGGTGTTGATTTAGAACCTGATGGAGTAAACGTTGACTTCACCAACACAAAAGATCACCTTGTTAAAGGTAGTAATATTACAGACGTAGGCGATATTACAGATGATGATATTAGAAAATCTACCGAAAGAGGAGAGTTCCGCGCTCAAAATATAGGCGAAAGACACTCTCGAAGAGCTGAAAGACAATGGAGAAGGGGAAGAAAACGAGAGTTGAGAGAAGAAGGAGCAACTAGAAAGGAAGCTAGACAGCAAGTTAGAGGAGAAGAATATGTACCAACACAAGTAAATACGCCAGGAGCGGGTCCAGAAGTCCCAACTGCTGGTGGACGAGGTGAAGAAGCTGGCGTGTTAGGACAAACAATGGGGGCAGGATCATCGATGCCTCTTGAAAAAAAGAAAAAATATTATGGCAAAAAAAAGTAATTACTCAAAATCAACACCGTTACCAGGATTAATACATGATGGTGGAAATGCTCCATTAAAAGGTAAGGATTCTCCATTTAAAATGATAGTTGAATCAGGATCAACTGCAATGAACACAGTAAATCAACCATTAGCATCACAACCATTAATGAAAAAGAAAAAGAAATAATACACAAATAACCGATTTATTAACCTAAAAACCAAAATTATGACTTATTTGTATTACAGAAGTACGTCTAGCACGTACCCGATTAAACCGAATGAAAAAACTATTAACCAATGGAAGCATCTTGCAGAAAAAAAGAACTGGAGGATCACACAACTACCAAATGGCTTCTACCAAACTGAGGTTTCTAACCCAGATAGCGAAAACGACTGGCATGACGTTACGCGTAGAGAGACCATGAAGGGCGCAGAAAACGCAATAGACGGTAGTATTGATCACTATTCTAAAAAATTAGATGCTATCAAAGGACCAAAAGTTGTAAAAACATTCTAAAACACACAATTTACTTAAATTTAATTTAATATGGAATATAATTTGCCTAGCGAAATCGTCAAAGACATAAATTTTGGCGAAAAGGCACGAAATAAGATAGTTACGGGAGTAGAAAAACTAGCGAAAGCAGTAAAATCTACTCTCGGAGCATCTGGGAAGTGCGTAATTTATGAAGATGCCCTAGGGAAACCGGTAATCACAAAAGATGGTGTAACCGTAGCAGAAAGCGTAGTCTTATACGATCCGGTTGAAAACATAGGGGCAACATTAATTAAAGAAGCTGCTAAAAACACAGTAACAGAAGCGGGTGATGGTACAACCACCGCTACTATTTTAGCAGAATCTTTATTAAAAAATGTATACGAGACAAAAGAAAACATATCTACAAGAGATATAAAAGAAGGTTTAACTTCTGGTCTTGATAAAATAAACAAATACTTAAAAAGTATATCTATCGACGTAGAAGGAGATATGCTAAAAGACGTAAGTAGTATTAGTTGTAACAATGACGGGGCTTTGGGCGAGATAATTGCTCAGGCATACGAAAAAGTAGGTAAAGATAGCGTTGTTTTAATGGAAGAATCCGAAAACAACGAAACTTACGTAGATGTCGTAGATGGAGTACAATTAAAAGAATCTACATTATCATCGCCACATTTTGTAACAAACAAAGATAAACAATACTGCGAACTAGAAAATCCTCTAATATTAATAGTAGCATCGGAAATACCTAATATAAGGAAAATACAAAAGATATTAGAATTTGTTATAAAAAATAAAAAATCCTTATTAATCGTAGCACAAGTTGACCAACAAGCTAGATCAGCTTTGATGGTTAACAAAGTAAAAGGTAACATAAAAGTTAACATAGTAGACCCGCCTGGTTTCGGACCTACAAAAAAAGATACTATGGAAGACTTAGCGTTTTTAACAGGAGCGACAGTAGTAGATGAATCACTAGGTGATGATCTAGATCTTATATCGCTAGACATGCTTGGAGAAGTTGAAAAAGCTATAACAGATAACAAAGGTACTGTGCTTACGTTAAAAGATGTTAAAAATACAGATGAATATAAAAGTCGTATAAAAGAAGTAAAGAACAAGATAAAAGCAGAGAAGAACGACGGTTTTATAAGAAAAAAACTAGAAAATAGATTAGCAATGTTGCTAGGTAGCGTAGCCGTTGTTAAAGTAGGTGCTAATTCAAAAGTAGAGCTAAAAGAGAAGAAGGATCGCGTTGAGGATGCTATTTTCGCTACCAAAGCCGCACTCAAGGAAGGAATAGTTCCAGGAGGCGGCATAGCTTTACTCAACGCATCACAAAAGATAGAACCTAAAAATATAGGTGAAGAAATTATACTTAAAGCAATACAAGATCCATATAATGTAATTCTTAATAATGCTGGCCTACCCGATCCTGATTTCAAACAAGAAAAAGGATATGGTGTAAATGTTATCACAGGTAAGTGTGTTAACATGGTTAAAGAAGGTATAATTGATCCTGTGTTAGTTACTAAGTCAGCGCTTAAAAATGCTGTATCAGTTGCTTCAACAATAATATCTGCAGATTGTATAATTTCAAATATTAGAGTAAATGAAGGCAATTAATAATTATTTAGTAGTAGAGAACATAAAAGAAGGTGTGAAACAAGTAGGCGGACTATTACTAACAGAAGAACTAGATAGTGATAATAGGTATTTAAAAGCAAAAGTTATATCTACCGGTAACCTCGTAGAAGGATTAAAAGATGGAGAAATAGTATATTATGATAAAAATGCTGGACATGGAATATCATATAAAGAAAAACTATACCATGTAATCCGTTCGATGGACGTAGTACTTGTAGAATAAATTAGACCTAAACCAGAAGCCTGAAACCTTAAACATTGAAAACAAAAACAAATTACTAATTAAAAATTAAAAAAAATATGGAAGCATATATGGAAAAGTATTTATACTTTAGAACAGTAGCAGACGAAGATGATGATGATGGAGATACGGGATCTTCAGGAATCGCCCCTACATCAATTGCAATACCAGCGAGTAAAATTGTAGGTATGGCACCTTCAGCAGACAATGCGGTTACTATTTGGTTCAAAAGCGCTAGAAACGTGTTTACTCAAGGTGACGCGGAGGAAGTACTAAAAGACAGCGTTGTACTAAATGTAACAGCACACCGTCACAAAAAAGTAATGGACGCAATCATTACATCTATTAATGCTGGACCTCATTCAGATGGTTGGATCGTTGTAGCAGATGATATGACTACGAATTACGCTAACGAAACTGTAGCGGCTAATTATATTCACAGAGATTTAACATCTTGTGGTGCGATTAACTTAGCAGCGGCAAATAGCTAATAGTTAACTAAATTATAAATATTAAAAATTAAAAAAATGATAATAGACAAGTATCTTTATTTTAGAACACAGGCTGATCAAGATAACGATGACGGTATCGATGATTCGTTATATCTACCAGCTAGACAAATAACAGCTCTTGTGCCTACATCTACTACAGCGTTAACTATTTTCTTCGAAAGTATGTATAACGATCAAGGTGGATCAGACAATGAAGTTGTTATTTCTGATAGTGTAGTTATAAATTGTACACAAGGAAAAGTAAGACAAGTAATGGAAACTCTAGTAAGATCAATAAATTCCAATCATTTATATAATGATGGAATTATTATTGTAGCTGATGATGTTACTACAACTTATTTAACTTCGTCAGCAGCAGCTGATGAAACAGTAAGCGCTCAAAAACTTGATGGAGGAATTACAACTTGTGGAGCGATTACAATTGCAGCAGCGTTATCTTAATAGTTAAATATTGAGATTAACCGCGCAAGATTTGCGTGAAATGAATATCCTTAAGTATTACAGGCTCGCTAGAAAGTGGGCTTGTAAGACTTACGGTATTTTAGATGCAGATTTAGAATTATTAATTTATTTAGATTGTAAAGGAAGATTTACACGAAACGATTTTATCAATGGAGTATATACGTTTTCATGGGATAAAGCGAGATGGGAGAGATTGAGAAGAGATGGTTGGATAGAAACTTGGAGACATAGAAATAGAACAACTATAAAATACTCAATATTTAAAACCTCTTTTAAATGTTCTCAACTTATAAGTAGAATATATAGGATTTTACTAGGAGAAGAAGATCTCCCGACCTCAGAAAGAAGTATTTTTTACAACAACAAATCATATACAGATAAAGTTTACAATAAAGCAATAGATGATATGATTAAAGATAAAGACAGATAATATGGCTTTTAAACTAGGTAAAGAAATAAGAAAACCAATAGCAAGTAGAGGTAATATAAAAACACCTCATGTATATAGAAAAGAATTAGATGAAGGTGTAAAAGGTGAGGCTTATGCAGATGGTACTATTGCTATATCAAAAGACATAAAACCAGGTAGCAGTAAGTATAAAGAAGTTTTGACGCATGAAATGGATCATGCTAAACGAATAGAAACTGGTGAATTAACTTACGGAGAAAACTATGTTAGATGGCTACCGAAACATAGCGATGAAGATGGTTTTTATAAAAGAAAAGATGGTCATATAGAGTATAAAGGCGAATGGTATCCAGAAGGCCATCCGCATCTTCCATGGGAAGCATTAGCATTTCAAGCAAGCAATAAAGCAAAAAAATCATAACATGGCATTCAAAATGAAAGGATTTCCATATGGAAAGCAATACAAAAGAGCTGTTGATACTGGCGTAAAAACAGATATACATAAAAATATAGTAAAGCATGATGCGTTGGAGCAAGTAGGCAAAGATGCATCAACAATTTTAGGGGGTATTGCAACTAGTATTATAGAAAAAACCAAAGAATCAGCTCTTCAACAAAATGATAATATCACAACACATAAAGAAGAAAGGAAAATAAAAAAAGGCTGGAGCGACTCTAGAAAAGAAAAACATAAAGAAACCGAAAAAGGAATGAAGGAGTTGGGTATTAAAAAAGTAAAAAGAAAATACAGGGATTTACGTTATCCTTACCAAGATGATAAAAAAATCAAGATAATAAAACGTGATATTGCTGAGTTAGAAGAAAAAGCAATTCATGCAGGAAAAGTTAACAAAAAAAGAATTTTAAATAAAATAGAAAAACTAAAGGCAAAGTTACCTAAAAGAGCACAATAATGGCAGGATTTTTAAGTAAAATATTTTCAAGCGGTGTTGGAGACGCCGTAGAAAAAGTAGGTGGTGTATTAGATAAATTTATTACCACTAAAGAAGAAAAAGCACAAGCACTAAATGAAATTAATAAAGTTTTCTTAGACGCTGAAGCTAAAATACAAGCAGAGGTTAGCGCAAGATGGAACGCAGATATGGCTTCTGACTCATGGTTAAGTAAAAACATTCGTCCACTTGTAATGATATTCTTAGTAGTGTCAACAGTTTTACTAATATTTGTAGATGCTGGTGCTATTAAATTTGCAGTAAAAGAAAGCTGGGTTGATCTACTACAGTTAGTATTAATAACAGTTATTGGTGCTTACTTCGGTGGACGTTCAGTAGAAAAAATTAAAAATACAGATGTAGGTTCATCTGATATATTCTCAAGTAGAAAAGATAAAAAAAATAAATAATGGCAAAAATAAGCTCATACACAGCAGATTCTTCAATAGCAGGAACTGAAAAACTTATAGGAACCGATACTGATGGAACTACGTTAAATTATTCCTTAAGCGACATAGCCACATTTATGGCTGGTAGTGGTATAACAGCTACAAATGGAGTTTTATCAGTTGATTCAAATGACGCAATAACAGCAGGAACAGGTATAGATATAAGCTCAGGTACAGTATCTGTCGATGTTTCTGATTTTATGACGAATGGAACGGATAACTATATTCTTACCGCTACAGGCACGGACGCAATAAATGCTGAAGCTAACTTACAAATGGACGGTACAACTTTCGCCGTAACCGCATTACAAACAATCACTTCGACAACAGCAGATCAATTTAAAGTATTATATGATGGTAGCAACTACGGCTTAATGAACGTTAGTTCAGCTGGTCACGTAGAAATAGAATCAGTTGGAACCGCGGCAGATATGACATTAAATTCAGCACGCGACATACTTTTAAATGCTGATGGAGGTAATGTATATATTCAAGACGCCTCAATAACACATTTTGATTTTGATTGTGATAATACACAAATAAAAATATATGACGATACTGACACTAGTGATTATTTAGCTTTTGCCGTTGCTGCAAATGGGTATTCTGTTATATCTACAAACGATAATGATGGTACAGCTGGTACTTTAGTTCTTGATCCTGATGGAAAATTATTAATTACACCTGCAGATATTACAGGTGATGTTTTCCATTTAGATGCAGATGCGGATACAGATAATATAGTAAATATTGACGCAGGCGCTTTGGATGTAGATGCTACAGCAGCTATAACAATAGATGGCGTAGGTGTTTCTATAGATTCAGCTGGAGTTGCTGCAAACTTCTCTGTAGCAACAGATGGCGCAGCAGAAGATTTAACAATAGGTCTAACTGGTGCAACTGATTCTAGTATAGTTATATCTTCAACTGGAACTGGTACAGATGCGATAAACATAGATACAACTGCAGGTAGTATAGATATAGACTCTGCAGATAATATAACAGTAGACGCTGCAGATGAAATATCTATAACAACAACTTCATCAGATGGTCACATATCATTAGTTTCAGCTCACACAGCAGGAACTGCACTTCATATAGATGCAGATGCCCACGCTGGTTCAGTAGTAGATATTGATGCTGGTATATTAGATATGGATGTAACAGGTACCGCTACAATAACAACTGGTGGTTTAACTAAGTTTGAAGCAACTGGTGGTGTAGAAATTGAAAATGGTTCTTCATCTGGCGCGCCAGCTTTATTAATAGATAATGATGATACAGATAAAATAGCATTAGATATTGATGCTGCTAATATAGACGCGAACGTAATAGACGTTACTGCTGACGCGGTGACAACAGCTAAAGTAATTAATGTAACATCTGATGCGTTAACAACTGGTAGCGCTTTATATATAGATGATAATTCAGCTGACACAGGAACTAGAAATGTAGTTGAAATAATTCAAAACAACCCAGCGGCTATAGCTGCAACAGCGTTAGATGTTCAATCAGATGGTGGTATTACAGGTGTTAATGTGAAGAAGAATTTTGCAGGCACTGCTAATGCAACAATTAAAGGAATAATTGTTGATGTAGATAAAACAGAAGCAACAACATCAGACAACACTATATATGGTTCAGAAATTTCAGTAAATAATACAACCCCAACAAACGGTGTCAATACAGCTTACGGAGAATATGTGACATGTAATCTTAGACATGCAGCAGATGCTGGCACAATAGTTTCTGTTGGTGGTTTGCATCAAGCTACTTCAACAACAAATGGAAGTTCAACTACATATGGTTTATATACTGTAGCAGGAGGAGCAGACACAAATATTGGACATTATATCAAATGTGATGATGGAGGTACTGATATAAAATTAGTAAGTTCAGCTGATACTGCTGATTACTTCTCAATAGCAACTACGGCGAATGGAGCTACTACTTTAACAACAGTTGACGCTGGCGCGGCAGCTGCACATTTAACATTAGAGCCAGATGGTAACTTAGTAACAAACTCGCCTCTTGTAATGACTAAACCATCTGTAACAAATCTTGCTGATGATGGTTCAATACCTATAACAGAACCATTTGCAAATATTGATGCTAACGGTGGAGCAAGAACAGGTATTAGATTTGCGGGCGCTGGTACAGCAGGGCAATTTTTAGTAGTTAACAATACTGGCGGTGAAGCCCTAACATTTCATAACACAGAAGGTACGGCTTTATTTAGAGGTATAAATGCTGATCACGACACTATGGAAGCTAATTTTATGGGATTGTTTGTATCAGACGGAACTTATTGGAATATAATAGCAGGTGGTGTTGATTCACAACCAGATGCAGGTTTAACAGCTAGTTAATAAATAAATAAATAAAAAAATAAACAAAAGAAATTATGGGAATAAATTCACAAGAAGTATCTTACGGATTTGGACAATTTGGAAGTGCTTTTACAGACACGGCTGACGCACCTATATATCCACCTAAGGATTTGGTTATAGTAGCTATAACATTTTTAGCTGATACACAATTAGAAGTATTAGGTACAAACGCTGGTGGATTAACATCAGATTTAGTTGCTGATACTGGCGGAACAAGTCAAAGTTTATGGATAGGTACAGATGTAGCTGCGCACGATTTAGGTAATCACGAAGATGCTGATGCACACAACGATAACGGTAGTAACGATACGGGCGTTATTACTGTTGACGCTGCTAGCGCTTTAATAAAAGCAGGTATGATAGTTGAACATGAAACAATGTGTCCAAGAGATTTAGTAAACCCTTATATAGTAAAATCTGTTAGTGGTACAAGCGTGACTTTAGCTAAAAGAAATGACCCAAGAACAACTGCTGCTGTAGCTGCTAATTATGCTACTGGTTCGTCGGCTCAAAAAGCTCAATTCTACGATCCGCGTAGTCAAGGATTTGGTGGTAAAATTGTTGACAATGGTAATACATTTCCAGAAGGTGTTACTATATATGGTAGATGGACTGCTGTGGAAATTGGTACTGGTAAAACTGGTGCGTTAATAGCTTATTTTGGCGTATAATGTTAGGATCAACAAATACTAGTAAACCAAGTAGACCTGGGCGTAAAAGAAATAGATTTGCTTTAGCTTTTGATGGAGATAATGACTATGTAGACACTGGTACAACTAATCAAGCTATATTTAGAAGTGATTTTAGCGTAGGTTGTTGGGTTAAGCCGGATGATGGTAGACCAGCTGCTAATGATTATATAATTGGAGGGCTTGAAAGTGGCAATACAGATGGACTTATAATTTATATAGCAACTAGTGGTAAAATTAATGTTAGTTTTAAATCAAATAGCGATCCGTTAACAATTAGAACAGATTCAGCTGTTTTTGCCGATGGTGCTATTTCAACTTGGATGCATTTACTAGTTGTTGTTACAGATGCAAATCCAACAACAATAGTATTATATACAAATGGAACAGCAGAAGCTACATCAATTGTTAGTAGTCAAGAATTATCAAGAACAAATCATAGATTATACGAATGTAATGATAATATATGGATGGGAGCTGCAAACGCTAACGGTAGTGGTAGTAATTGGTTTGCTGGAGATATGGACGAATTTGCCGTGTGGTCTGGAGCAATAAGTGCTGCCCAAGCCGCAGTTATTGGTTCATCAGTAATAAATTTAAAAAATCCAACAGGAGCTTATGGACCAGGACCTATTAGCAAACTAAACCAGTGGTTACGATTTGAAGAAGGTAGTGGTACTTTTGCAAGAGATAGATCTGGAAATGGAAATCATGGAACAATAAACGGTGCAACTGTTATAACAGATGCGCCATCTATACGATAAATATATATAAATTAAATTAACTTAAATTAAATTAAAATGGCAGAAAAAACAAAAATCGAAAAAAGATTATCAAAACCTGAAAAGGTAACAAATGAACAATTAAATGAAATGCAAACCCTCGTGGGAGACATGAACAAAGGGCAATTTAATCTAGGTAACTTAGAGTTACAAAAACATAGAATATTACATGCTCTAGCTGGATTACAAGATAAGTTTACATTATTAAGAAAAAATATTGAAAAAGAATATGGAACAGATGATGTAAATATTGAAACAGGGGTGATTAATTATAAAAAAGATGAGCAAACTAATAAGAAAGATTAGTGTAGGCAAAGACTATAAAAATGACGCCATGCACTACGCTGTTGGACAGGAAGTGTATGGCGGTCATACTATTTGTGATATTATAGAAGAAGATGATAAGTTTTCTATTTATATTAGAAAAAATAAAGACGTATTGCCATGGAAAGACTTTAATAAAAACATGGCCGTATCTGTTGAATATAATTTAGAATACTAATGAGAAGTATATATGGGTTTTTAGTTAAACCTATTGGCGAAAGATATAATAATAAAAAAAAGATTGGTGATAAAGAATTAATATTAAATACAGAAATTTATAATCATCAATATATAAATAGAGAAGCAGAGGTTCTAAGTGTACCAACTATAGGTGAAACAAATATAAAAATAGGCGATAAAGTAATAGTTCACCATAATGTTTTTAGAAGATGGCACAATATAAAAGGTAAAGAAAGAAACAGCAAATCTTATATAAATGAAAATTTATATGTTGTTCAACCAGATCAAATATATCTTTATAAAAGAAATAGCAAATGGCAAGCTCCAAAAGGATATTGCTTTGTAAAACCTATAAAGGAAAGTGATATTTTTAACATAGATATAGAGCAACCTTTAATAGGTATAGTTGAATATTCTGATGGAACTTATAATAAAAATGAACTTGTAGGTTTTAGACCTAGTAGCGAATTTGAATTCGTTATAGATGGAAAAAGATTATATAGGATTTTATCTAAATTTATTACAATTAAATATGAATATCAAGGAAACGAAGAAACGTATAATCCAAGCTGGGCACAAAGCGGTTGAGGAATTAATTAAAGTAGCTAAAGAAGCTATTGTTGATTCAGAAGACGATATTTCTGCTGATAGATTAAAAAATGCTGCAGCCACTAAAAAACTAGCTATATTTGACGCATTCGAAATACTTAATAGAATACAAGAAGAAGAAAATATCTTGGAAGGTAAAGATCCTGAAGAAAAAAAAGAAAGAGTTTTCAGAGGCTTTGCAGAAGGTAGATCAAAATGAGTTACGAACAAACATTATACAAAGTAGTAGAACCTGTAAAAAAGACTACGTTAAATAGACTTAATAAATCTAAAAAATGGAAATATGGATATAATAAAGAACATGATATTGTTATTATATCAAAAAACGGTACAATTGGTGAGATACTTGAAATACAAGGGTTGCAAATTGCTTTGCCAAGAGTGCCAAAACAAGTGCATAAAGACGAGTTAAAGAAATGGAGTAAACTTGAATATCCCAAAGAATTAGCTAGATTAAAAAATATATTTGATTGGCGTAGTTATCCTGAAGAAAGTAAAGATAAGTGGTTCGACTATATTGATAAAGAATTTAAGAGAAGAGAAGAAGGTTTTTGGTTTATAAATAAAGATAAACCAACATATATAACCGGCACTCACTATATGTATCTACAGTGGAGTAAGATCGACGTAGGAGCTCCAGATTTTAGAGAAGCTAATAGATTATTTTATATATTCTGGGAAGCTTGCAAAGCAGATAAAAGATGTTATGGGATGTGCTATTTAAAAAATAGACGTTCTGGATTTTCTTTTATGTCATCTGCGGAAACTGTTAATTTAGCTACTATATCAAGTGACGCTAGATATGGTATACTTTCAAAAAGTGGTGCTGATGCAAAGAAAATGTTTACTGATAAAGTTGTACCAATATCTGTTAACTATCCTTTTTTCTTTAAACCAGTTCAAGATGGTATGGATAGACCTAAAAGTGAACTAGCTTATAGAGTGCCAGCTTCAAAGTTTACAAGAAAAAAAATAACATCTAATGAACAATTAGAAGATATAGAAGGTTTAGATACTACAATAGATTGGAAAAATACTGGAGATAATAGTTATGATGGTGAAAAATTAAATTTATTAGTACACGACGAAAGTGGTAAATGGGAAAGACCTGATAATATATTAAATAATTGGAGAGTTACAAAAACATGTTTAAGATTAGGTAGTAGGATAGTTGGTAAATGCATGATGGGCTCGACATCAAATGCTTTAGATAAAGGTGGAAACAATTTTAAAAAACTATATAACGCATCAGATGTATCAAAAAGAAATCGTAATGGACAAACAAACTCTGGTTTATATTCTCTTTTTATCCCAATGGAATGGAACTATGAAGGATTTATTGACGAGTACGGACATCCAGTATTTGATAACCCATGTGATGAAGTTCTCGGACCCGAC